CACAGAAGGCGTGAATTAGTGAGATTAATAGATTGGAAATCTATTATGGCTAGTGTACCAGACACGGCGGTGGTTGACACGGCGTTGGCCCAAACCATCATTGATATGCAGAGAGAGGTACAGCGTTTGAAGGAAAAGGATTTGAAGAGGAAATCTCAATTAGAGGCTTACCAACGTCAACAGCAGAGTTGGAAGCAGGAACAAGATACCTCTGGTGAACAAAGTGGGGAGGATCAACCAGTGGAGGAAATTCAACCATCCAAGTATCGTAAATTTTATGATAAATGGATTAAGGTTGAGAATCCTGGGACAGTAACTATGTGGTTAATTGTCTCCACGACTATGATTGGACTTATTGGTTGGTCTTTTGCTCCTATTGCAACCATGTATTGGACCTTATTCAATCCTATTGTTTACTTCTCTGGACCCCTTGCTGCTGGAACTCCGTTTCTGGCTATTGCTTACACCTGGATGTTGGAAAGTGTGGCTTTCTTGGGCACTAGTGGCTCTTTCTTGGCTGGTACTCTTATCCCTTTAGTGCCAATGTGGACTTTAACAGCCATTGGTTTCTTACAATACTACCTTATTGTTGCTCCTTATACTTATCTTCATGGTCTTTATGGTCAAACGAAGATGTGGAAGACAACGGCCAATGTGGCCAATAAGAGTGTTACTGTTATCACTCAAGTGATTGAGTGGGTGAAGGCCAATTGGGTAGAGGTTTTAGCCTCAGCTGTGGTCTCCTATGTGTTTGTACGATCTGCTAAAGGTCGTTGGGATGAGAAACAGAAGAGAAAGAAGCAGAATGAAAGTCATGGAATGAGAAAGAAAACTGACAACATTGAGTTCCTTGCGTTTATATTTTCTACAGTCCTTGGGCTTGTTACCGGCCTTAAAGGTGGTACTGTCAAGGAATGGTGGAACCAAATCAAAGGATTACAGCATTTTAAGGGATTTATCCTAACTGTGGCTATTGGAATCCATAGATTTATTGAACTCATTGTTGAAAGGAATAGAGATCTCATTGTGGAGACTAACCCAAGAAAACAAATCATCATTAAGAAAGACAATAACAATAATAATGATGATGGGAAGAAGAAGACCAGGTCAACTATATATGACGAGGATGAGGATGTGATAGAAGTTGTGACTGATAAGGTTCAACAAGAATCATTTGATGCCTTAAAGACGATTATGCCAAAACTTAAGATAGATGATGATCAGGTTGCTATAATTACTAGTATGTTTGAAAGTGAACCTAGTAAGAATGAATCTGTGTCTGATAGTTTACTTTCCTACTGGGTTAAGATTTCATCTTTCTTTTCTACTTATGAGGAATTATTCATAGCGGCCTTGTTTGGTGCTAGCTCCTCAGTTCTTATTCAAAAGTTCTGGCCTCAAGCCAAGGCAAAGTATGATAAGTTGAATCCTGCTGAAAAAGTTACTTTGAAAATTACTATTGCTGGAGCTGTGCTCGCAGTTATCTTCTATTACTATATCATGCTTCGTGATGAGGACAGGAAAGAGAGATATCGTCAACAGTATATTCAGGAGCAACTAAGAGAGAGTAAGATCCCTGTTGCACCACTTGGAATAACTAATGCTGGACAGCAAGACGAAAAGATTCCTACAGCAGCACTTGTACCCGTCATGGAACAATTGAGGGACATTAGGAAGGAATCCGTTGATCAAAGGGATATGTTCAATGAATTGGCTGGCGCTGTGCAGATAATGCATACACAAGTAGAGCAACTTATTACCGAGGGTTTTATGTACACGAGGACGAATATGCATCCTTTTAGAGAAGAGTCTGATAATGATGATGAAGCTAAAGGAAAGCAAACCTATGGTCGTGGAAAGTATACTAACCCTCGAGGACCACGTAGTGCAAAACAACATGCACATGCGAGTGGGGGTAAATCTGGACTTGGAAAATATGAAGATTGGGAATGGCAAAGACCTGATGGGATGGATGAAGATCTAGATTTATGGGATGTTAATGACCGGTTTGATTGGGCGCGTAGCGCTGAACCAGATCAAGTTAGGAATGAATTGAAACGTGATTTTGATCTCTTATTACATGGAATGACCTCTGATCAAAAGCTTCGTGCTTTTAGAGCAATCGATTCCAAAGGAGATCAAGAAGTCTGTGCCTTCTATGCAAGACCCCAAGAATGGGCGCCTTTCCTCAGCAGAATGTATGGGGTCGATTACGACGAACATGCAGCCTTTGCTGATGAAAGGGGAGGTGCTGTCCGTGGTGGCAGAAGGAGTGTTAGACATTCTTCCTATTATCAAGAGCCAGAGTACGACAATCCCATGGATGATGATTTCAGTAATTATGATGAGGACACTTTTGGAATGAGAGAGTCTGATCCCGGATATCTTAGATGTGTAATCACTAGACTTAGAAAGTGGTTGGCTTCTTTATTCGTGAATGTTCACGAGGCTAAGATGTTCGAGGAACTCGAGGCTAAACGCCTTGAGAGACAGGAAAAGAAGAAAGTGTCTTTCCATGAGGCTGAAACCGAGGAATCTAGGAGAAGAGGAAATGAGCAGGCAAGACAATTAGCCACCCAAACTCAACAACAACAACAACAGCAACCCACACAACAAGCTCAACAACAACAACAACAACAACAACAACAACAACAACAACAACAACGAGACCGCCAATCTTCTAATGGCGATGAGGCGAAAGGGAGCATTGCAAAACCCCAAAGACCGACTAAAGCCGAGATAATGCAAAACTTGTCATCTGAATATAAGGAACTTACTGGAAAGGCTATGCCTTATATTAAAGTTCCTGGCACTACTGATAAGCGCAAGAAGAATGATTATATCATTCAACAGATGAGAGAGCATATTCGAAAGGCTAAGGAGCCCGTTATACCTAAGACGGCTACGGTTTATAAGGAGAGTGTGCAACCTGGCTCCACGCTAATTCCGCATGAGAAGTTTAGGAAGAGACTCGGGGTCTGGGATGACAATATTACATTTGTCAAATCTTGTGAAAAGATCGGAAATTATATTGTATCGTGTGGTCATGGTGGTGATCAATTCCCCAGAGCAGGAGAAACTATCCAAATTGCGTATTTGGAAGGTGATGAAAAGAAAGAAGTATGGCCTACCAAAGTGGTTAAAGTCGATCAGGAGAGAGATCTAATATGGCTAGAAGTGCCAAAGAAGCTGCAGAGTTACCCCAGCTTAAAACCCGTTGTGATTGGTTCTAATAAGATCACAGGTGTTTTAGCTGCCTCTATGAGAGGAAAAACGGCATTATATATGTCGTCAGGAGTGGTAGATGGAAACAACCAAGCTCATAGTGTTTCCTCCGAGAACGGCTTTTCTGGTGCAGCCATCGTAGATGGAGATCGAAAGAAGGCATATGGAATTCACCTTGGACATTATGGAGTGAATGCACCTAATAGGTTTGCTCCTTTTACGCAGATGGACGTCGACTTTATGCTTGGAAAGAGAAATGAGTCGGACGGCAAGGATGAGGAAGAAGAAGAAGAAACTGCCTTGCGAGATCCTAGAAAACCACCTGGACCCCTGGACCACAAACTTCGTGAGTCCAGTTCCCCGTCGGGGGAACACCAGTAACCACTCAACTTCCTTACCTCTGGGGTGGATGGTATGAGGATATCATTCCACAATCTCCGAGTGGTTACTCAATCCCAGAGGAGAAATTGATACCCAATAGACATGTTGGGTATCTTCCCGGTTTTTACCGAGTTCCTAGATCCGATACCTGTGATAACACGGTTATTGGTAGAGAATATTACAAAGTAGACCCATTACTCCAAAATATACCAGTTCCTTTGACACATGGAGTTGTGACTACCACTTGGGAGGCCATTGAGAAACAATTTCTTATGTTTTGTGGTCATCCCTCTGACTGTGAACCCCCTCCAGAAATGGATTGGGCAACTGAACAAATTATTGATATGTTTGATACTTATAAGATTTATTCTGAGGAGCTACCCATTGAGAAATGGGAGATGAATCTACATGCTTCATGTGGCTTTGGTTACTCTGAATTTTACCCGGATAAACGATCCTTTTATACTTACAATCTACCTGAACAGATGGAGTTTTTGGATTGTTTCTGGGAAGTGGATGCTATTCCACTTGCTAAAGTCTTTGGAAAGACTGAATATCTCGATTTTAATAAGATCGATGAAGAGAATCAACGGTGCATTGAGGCATTCCAAGTAGTTTTCACTGGTGCTCAAGTTCATATCAATCAACATTTCAATAAAAGTATGTATAAACATGCTTCAGACCCAGATTTTCCAGTCAAAGTTGGTATTGTATTCAATGAGGGTGGCTATGACCGCCTAATGAGATCATTGGAGAATCACATCTCAGGTCAAGGAGACGTCTCAAAGTGGGACAAGTGGTATAGGAAATATATGAGAGAGAATTGCCATAAGATTCGCGCCGCATTGTATCGGGGTATACAGCGTGCACTCTATATGCGAAAACTTGCTTGGTATTATCGTTGGGCGAC